TTTCAGTATTATAAGTTACCGGAACGATTTTTCTGATATCTATATTTATAGAAGAAAGCTTATTTAGATCTGCGCCTTTATCATAAAAAAGACCAGCTCTATCTGTCCACCCTCCTGTTACTATTACAATCTCATCTTTATCGAAAAGAATATCACCAAAGTCATCTAATCCTAAGACTATATTTTTCTTAGGATCTGTCTCTGCTAGATCTGCTACACTTAAAGCGTATTTTTCATTCTTCTCCGAAACGAAGAAAATAGTAACAGAATCAACACCCGTTATAGACTCTACGATAGAAATTAAATCAGATCTAGGAATTTTATCTCTTCTTCTAATGTTGATAAAATAATTACTCATTGCATCAATAATTTGTCCTTTAACTGTATCTGGATCGTTACCCTCGAACATCGTTATTAGAATATTGATAACATAACGAGAAATTTTAGGTTCAAGAATTTTTACCTCGGTAGTTACTATTTTTTGTCCACTCTCTTCTATAGAATTTAAAAGTCTATTTTTTTGAAACTCGGTCAACTTGAATTCAGTCTCCTTAATATCAAAATACGTTTCGTTTGTTTTTAATTTTTTTGTAATATCTGGAACCAATAACACGTAAATTATATTATCATCGTCTAAATAATTATCATCGAAAGTTGAAAATGCCTCTATAATAGAGAATGTCCCAAATTTTTCAAAGAATGTAATATAACTATCTGGATTAGCCAAAACATAAGATCTAGAGGTCTTAGGAGCTAAGATTCTAGTTAATTCTATAGATTCTCTGTTTGTCCCAAGTTGGGGAGCAACTGTACAGGTAACTGTTAAATATTCTTTTAATGAGATTGTGTTTCCGAATGAATCTGTTCCTTCATCTTCAAACTCGAATGGAATTTTTCCTGCCTCTAATGAATTAATGTTTCCAAGAATTCCAGAGGTTTCTAAATATCTAACTTCAATGGTTGACCCTGGTTCGGGTATTCTACCAAAGTTTTTATTTCCGAATATAACATCTATTCCGTTATTGATCCCAGTTTTAACTAAGCATCCTTTCTGGTTGAATGGTATATCATATAAAGAATCATATATTTTCCATGCTTCACTGTTTACAAAAACATTAACCTCAAAATTATCTATTGCGGAAGTAACCCTATCTGAGACATTATAGCTTTGTAAAACTTCCCCCGTTCCTGTGAATAATGCAGCTCTAATGCTACCCTCAATTACTTCACAAGAAATCTTTGAGGTTGAATTAAGATTAATTCTCACATAATCTTGGGTTAAATTTAGAACGTAGCTAATTCCTGCGTTTTGAAATTTAATACTTGCATATTTTGGGATAAGAATTGCACCACCACCTACTGTGGTAGAGTCCGTTCCGTTCCATGAAATATCTACTTGCCCCCTTGCTGAGCTGCTTCTGGAGGCATTGTGTCCGGTTAAAGCCGCTAGTCCATAAATTGAACTTTCTCTGGTAGCTTTCTTGATATCAAGCTCCGTTATAGAATCCTCAATAAAAAACAGGATTAATTGAGAAAGGTTTTGAAGTACAAATAGGATTTGTCCCCAAGCAGAAGCAACGGTAAAAAGCTGATTCGCTTGGTTATATCTTCTTTGGATCAAAGTAAGCGAGTCCTGTACCAGGTCCTGTATTTTCGCTCTGTTCTTTTTAAATAAATCCATTTTAAATTACCTTTATTCCTAAAACCGGGTTTCCCTTGATGGCAAATTCTATAATACAAGAATCTTTTGTCTCCCCTTGGAAAAACCCAAGATTAAAACTGACCTTAAGAATATCCCTAGCGAATGGACAATAGGTATAAAGTTGTAGCTCTATAGCATCCTCCAGCTCCGATTGAGAAACCTCAAAATCAAATACCAAAGATTCCAGATCTATACCAAAAAATGGATCTCCTAAAACAGATCCAGGCTTTGTTAGCATAATCTGTTTTATCATCCCTATAGTAGATTCTACTACATCGTCAGTCTCCAGTTTGTTAGGAACATACAGGGGATCTTCGGGATTTCTGGGATATATGTCTGTTATTTTGATCATTATCTTCCTTTATATATTTAGAAAATATATCTAGAAGATATTTATCCCTATTAATTCCACTGTAAAAAGTAACTTGGTGTGTTTTCGCTTTTGATCATGTCCATTACCTCGGTTCTTTCTGCGGTTCCCTGAGCTGAAATGGCACTGGCATTTATGGTGACCCCACCTGGCAATTGATATCCAAATGTTCCCAATAATCTGCCTATATTGATTTTTGCTTCAGCCAGACAATATCTAACAAAAAGTTCGTCAGAATAAAGGTTCTCCTCTGGGATAGCAACATATGCTCTAACCCCAACATCCTTTCCTCCCATGGTTAATCCAGTTGATGTGGTACGGCTAGGATCACGTCCTAGGATAGTTAACTTCTTCGTATTTTTGTTATAATTGAATGCGAAGGTTTCTAATAGGTAAGCTTTTGCAAGGTCAAAAAAGGAGTATAAAACGGTCCTATACACTAGGTTATCCCCTACGAAAGGACTTAGCATTAATTCGGATCCTAATAATTTAGAGTCGCCAAAGTCCCTATCTGGGGTACCTACTATACCACCGCCACCAACTTCTCTGACATCATAAACACTAACTATACATTCTGGCAATTGGATCTGTCGAGTGGCTCTAAAAGAGGCATGGCTAAATAATTCCTTGCCCAGAACAAAAATTCTATCCTCAACTGCGTATTGATAGTTATCATAAAAGAAAGCTTTAGCTCTTTTGATAATTCTTTTTATCTCCCCGTCGTTTAAAGCATATGGAAGAGCACATGAATGAGAAAGATCGTCTTTCACTTCCTGTATTAATTCTTGTTCAGTAGTTATGGCCATTTTAAATGTTCTTATTTAAATATCTATTTGCAGAATATGATGGAAGCTTATCATTTAGGTTTGTGAATCTTTCTCTACCTGATAAGAAGCTATCCTCGTTTCTATCAGGGAAAACCTCGGTTTTAACCATTTTATCGCCTTTACCCTTGCCTTTGCCTTTAGCATCACCAGTACTACTGATAACCTCGGTGTCTGGGGATATAATTGCGGTGGAAGTGACATAGCCAGATCTAATAACCCCTCCTGTAACCTCACATCCAATCTCTCTGTCTTTGGAATCTATATAACTATTGCTAATTTTATTAGAAAATCCAAGATCACAATCGGTCATTTTAGAATCAAAAATGTCATTATTCATCACAAAGTTTGAATCCTCGATTTGACAATTTTTAATTTCACATCCAAAAAGTCTGCATTTAGAAATGTTTCCTTCTAATTTACATTCTATTAGGTCTAGATTCTTAATAATATTAGCAGATTTGGTTTCTGCGTCCTTTAACTGATATCTAGCAATCTGAGTATCATAGTTTAGAAATCCAGTTGTTATCTGGTTATCAACTATTAAATTATAAAGAACGTCTTTTAATTCGTGGAAATAGGTCTTTATAATTTGTAGATCCTCCCTTAAATCAACGGTAATATGAAAATCTGGATAGTTTCTCATAAAGGATTCGGCGTCAATAAACGTTTCAGCTTCTCTATGAGCTTTAGAAATTAACTCGCTTAGAGTGGCAGTTTCTTTTTGATTTAGGGTGTCATTCTCTAAAAGACATCTGAATGAGTATTCTATCACATAATCAATAATTTCTTTGATCTCAGTGTATTTTTTCTGATAATCAGTTCCACCCATGTATCTTATCTCGATATAGCCTTCCTTAAGCTTAGTTAGATTAACCCCCATATTCTTCTCAACAAAAACAGAATATGAGTTTTTATCCCCTAGTGGATTTTTAAAATTTCTAACAAACTTATTTGATGGTGTAACTCTCTTGATGGACTTTGCGTATAAAGATCCCCTTCTTTCGGGGAATTTATTCCAAATGAATTCCTCGTCAAATCCTAGAACAAATTTCAAAGGATTTAGATTTTTAAATTCTGTAAGATTTGGATATTTGCCTCGCTCAAAGCTAATACTGAATTGTAAGGCACATTTGTCGTTGGTGTACCCATTCTCGTCTATCCACTTTAAAATTCTGATTAAAACTGGAATAGCCTCGTAATAATCCATCGGACCAGTTACGAGTTCTACCATCTTTAAACCACCAGAAAAGTCAGGTTCTAGCTTATAAATGTCACGAGTTGGGGAAAATTTAGAGTGGTATTTCCTGAATACCTTTATCTTTTTCCCTAAATTTTCCCCAAGTTTTTCGGCTATTTCGTCCCTTCTAAAAGAGGACATGAACTCGAATTCAAATCCGATTTTAGAAGCGTAGAAGAAGTTTTGATCAAGTATTTTCAATTTTTTCTTTTAGATAGAGTTTAGAACTCTGTAGCTCGACGTCCATAATCGTACAGTTGATCTCAGATCCAACTTCATACTCCTTAGGATTCCTAGCTAACCAGTCCTTTTCTACAAGTCCAACGATGTTATTTTCGAGCTTAACAAAAACTCCAAAATTCTTAACTTTAGACACTGCACCTCTATATATTTTATTTTCTCTGTCTTCCGATAAAGAAACGTCTTTTAATTCCTGAAGGTCCCTATCTTTTCCTTCTGGAGCGGTTAATCTCAGAACGATTCGGGTAGGATTTCTAAAATCAGAAACATAGAAAGAAACGGATCCACCTGGATCTATGCCCATGCTTTTTCCAGCAGATTCAAATTCTTCAGCAGGAATTAATCCTGTGTAGTACTCGTCCCACTCAACAAACACGCCTGCAGTAGATGTTCCTGTAACAGTTCCTGTATATTCATGGGTTAAAGAAAGTTCTTCAACTTTTCTATCAATAATATGCTTTAAATACTTTTTGAAAGAAACAACGAAGATATCTCTTCTCTCGTCATAGGTTTCGATCATCACGTTAATGGTTTTACCCACGAATGATTGGAAATCTATGATTCTGTTTGCAGCAGCAAGAGAACCAGGTAAGAAACACTTAATGCCAGAAAGGTTTACCATAAATCCTCCAGGACAGGTAGACTCTATTCTACAAGCATACGCAGCATCTTCATCCCTGATGGATTTCAGTAAATCCGATTTGAGAGCATTTTCATAGCCAGCAGCTAATGATCCATTATAGGATCCGCTCTTATCAGAAAAAACTACCACATCAAGCTCAGAGCCAAGTGTAACCTCGATTGGAGGAAATCCTAACCTTTTTATAGCTTTTTCTTCCTTAGTAAGATCAATCGAAACGGATTGACCAACGCTGGTCTCTCCCATAGCTCGATTTCCTGAGATTGTCGATATTCTGACTCTAAGAACCTGATTTTCTTCAAGTTCCTTACTTGTCATTTCTATCGATTTAGAGACAAAATTTCTCTGGTAATGTCCTTCATAAAGCTCATCCATGAGAGCTCTTTCTTCGGGTGAATACTCATCCCTTGTGTAATGTCTTTTTTTAGCCATTTTTTTTATTTTAAAATAAGTTTTAACTTACGGATATTTTAGTACCAAACCCCAAATTAATTTCAGAATCTGGCAAAGGATAAAATAATTTTCCTGCACCGACAAAGAATTTAAATCCTCCTGATATATCAGTAGCAGATCTTAAGAACTCGTCTAGAAAGATAACATAAAAAGGATTCCTTAGAGACATCCTGTCCCAGCGCGGAATATCCTCCTTGTTCCATAAAGGATTTAAAAGATTAACAACATTTCTTCCCAGCACAACTATTACTGGCCACGGAATTTTAGAAAATATTGCATCCTGAAGTTTTAGGTATTCTGCTAAGAATCCACTAGGAATAGGTATTCTTGGCGGGGCTTTAAATTTTGTCCAAAGAGCGGTGAATGCTATATCAGAAATAGGATGAGTTGGTAAGAAATTCATTGTAAATTCTATGTAATCCTGAGGTCTAGACTGGATTGGAATCTTTGGGAGATTTTCAACCACAGGTATTTTAGCTTTCTTCGTGAAATTTTTAATTAGATTATCAGAAACCGCTTTTAAATCGTTTTCTGTCAATGATTCAAAATTTTCAAGTCCTCCTGGTAGTAAATTATTAAATGTTGATGGATCTAAACTTGACATTAATCCATTAACTAAAAATTTACCAATAGCTTTTCCTGGTATAATTATTTGAGGTATTCCACCAGGTAGTAAAGGAGCAGAAGGCAAAGCACTTTTTTTAGGAGGAATCTTAGGTAGATCTAAAGAAGAAGAAAGATTTGAAAACGCTTTAGTCATACTTGTCATACTAGCAGGATCTGGAATTACAAAATTTTTCAGATCAACCCCAGGAAATCCAGAAAGGGTTTTATTTAAAACATTTTTTGTAAGCATTTTAATGTCCTTCTGTCTCAGAACCTTATTCTCTCCTATCGATAAATTTTTGATTGCATCATCTAATTGATCCGGCTTAACCGCTATGTTGCTAGACACGTAGTTCTTTAATGACTGTACTATTGGATTTGGAATTTCATCTAATGAACTAGGGAGAGGAACACCTGCTCCTGCTATTCTAGGAGCTGGGTTTATATTAGCTTTAAATGAAGAAAGACTTTTACTTGATACCGGAGAATTTTTACCATTAAAAGCATCTTTTACCCCACTGGAAATAAGATTTGATATTTTCTTCATGGATTCAGGATCTTTTGATATGTCCTTCAATCTGGTATCAAATTTTGCAACAATTTTAGAATCTTTCGAAAGCCCTTTATTAATATCGCTCAATTCACTGGAAACCGGGTATTTGACATTATCAATGGATCTTAATATATTTGAGTGTAAATTTATTATCTTCGGACTTGGGGTAATAGCAGGAATAACTCCTAGCTTTTTCTTGTTAGCAATATCCTGTAAATTTTTTATAGGAGAGGGAATTTCAGCTATTAGATTCTTTGACTTTTTTGGAAAAGGAATATCAGGAAGATCAACTGCTCCGTTAAGATATTCTCCAATACATTCTTTAACTGCTTCTAACTTCTCCTTATCTATAGATTTTAAATATTTCTCAAGTTCTTCTTTTTCTTTTTTAACGTCTCCACCATCTAATGCAGCTCTTCTTTTTTTCTCCAAGATTTTTGCATTAGCCTCTTCTTTCTTTTTTGTAATCTTATCTTGTACTTTTCTAATTTTCCCCATGTTAGGAGGCTTTTTATAATTAGCAAGTCTTTTATCCAGATTATCTTTTATTTCTTTAATAATTCTATTCGGTGAATCAACATCGTCTTTTCCTAAGTTAGAGAAAGGAAAAAGAAAATTGGGAATTCCTCTAGAAAGCATCTTCTTATAATTTTCTAAAGGATCCCTTGCAATAGGATCAGATTTTCTAGGAATGAATCTAAATCCTCTCATTCCCAAAAGAAAAATATTATTCCCTGTTAAAAAGTCATGAAAATAAACTAGCGGACTAGGCATGAATCCTCCAATAAATGGAATAAAGATAACAATTACACCTATTCCTATCGGGATAACTATTGGATCAACTTTTGTCCACACCATAGGCATAGGAATTCTGATAAACGGAAGCCCGTCAAGCGGATTAACTATTGGAGGAGGAAGTGGAATAAAAGAAGGAGGTAAATATCCGACTGGCCAATATTTTAATCCTAGATCAGGTAAAAATCCAGCAGGATTTTCTATTGGAGGTAATCCAGCAGGAAGTGGCAGAAGCCCAACCTTATTTAGGTTTTTACAAAATTCCTTCCAATAACAAACAGTAAATAGATTAGGACAGTCAGGAGATCCCGGAAACGTACATGTCTTACTTATATTAATGCTCTGCCCTGCAGGCCCACAGCAATCACTAGGACAAGGAGCTTTCTGAGGTGGATTTGCACAAGATATTGCCCCAGCTTTTGATTGAAGGGAATCTGCAGAATTTTCTTGGTCTAATTTAGTAATCTTTTCCGCAATATCAAGTAAGGAGTTTTCTATTGAGGTAACTCTCTTCGATATTCCTTCCGAAGCATCTTTGAACATCGCAAGATTGTTGGCAGAGGAACTTAAATTTACTGTGAAATAGTAATCTGCTAGTTTATCAACAAAAGCATCAGAGAGCTTTTTTATCTCCGTGATTTTTTTATCTATTTCTTCTTTCTTTGAATTGTACTTTTTGTCCCAAGAAGTTTTATAATCCTGCCAAAATGATTCAAATTCTTTATTAGGATTTCCTTCGTTGTCGGTCTTTGCCGGTTTTATGTCTGAAGATTTTCTTGCGTCATTATCACCTCTCTCCTCTTTAGTAAAGAAAAGCCAGGGACTAGCTGAAATCTCTATTAGATTAGAATATAAAAAACCATGGTCCTTATCAATATCTTTTAATATTTGAGATTTTGGTTTTGCTGTGTTTTCTATATCTCCAACAAAATTAAAATAGTCCTTATCGTTTTTGGGATTTTCATCCTTTACTGTAATAAAGCTTTTAAAGTCTTTAAGAAATTTTGTATCCTCCCCGGATAAAACCCCGCTTTTAGAAAATTCCATTCCTAATTGCAGTTTAGTAATATCAACTTTCTGATAGTCCTGAGCTAACAAATCATTTTTAATGTCCATTTTTACCTGTTCATATGGAACATCCTTTCCCAGTCCATGAGGAAATTGTAAGGAAAAAGAAACACCTACATAACCAGACAATAAAGCTATTTCGTTTCTTTTGGATTCTTTAAATCTAGACGAGAACGATTTTAAAGCATTCATGAAATTATTAGCAGCAGCAGAATTCATTACTAGGGGAGCAGTTAACAGCAGGGGATTTCCTTTCTTTCCTGCTGCTTGCTTCTTCTGAAATTGATCATAAAGTCCATCATAATAATTTTTTACTATTTTATAATGGAAGAGTATTTCCTCTAATTCTTTTTCTGCTTTTTGTAATCTAGATTTTTGTTCATTCTTTTCCCTAATGTCATTAAAAATAGACTTGGTCTGTTTTAAACAAGAATTTATTTGATCAGAGATGTCTTCTATAGAAGGGGGTTCTAAATTTTCTATTGGAGCTGGCTCAGGATCCGGTTCACAAATTTCTTTTAGAAATTTACTTAAATCACTCTTTGTAAAAAGAGGATCTCCTGTTTCAGGATTAATTGGTATTTCTGGCTCGCAAAAAAGATCTTCTACGATTTCTCCTAAGTCGTTATAATCTTTCTCTTGATCTAATAAATCCTCCAGATCCTTGATGAGTTCATCCTCATCTATCATGGTTTTCTGTAGCTTCTTTTCGCAATCCTTAGTTTTTTTGCTCTTAGCTCTAATCTTTAGTATTTCAAGAATTTTAGCTAGGGAAAGCTTAGGAGGTGCAATATGAAAGAAAAGGGGTTTACCTAAGTGTGTTATAATATTTAAAGGAAGACTAAATCCAGCAATTTTAAAATTTCTAATTTTTAGATTAGCTTTTTTAAATTTAATTCCCACCACATCCAGATCAAGATTGTCGGATAACATCTCTTTCGCTCTTTGTAATCTATCGCTTAGATTTTTCTTCTCAAAAAAAGCATCAAAAGAATCATTACTTGAAAAATCAGGAGCATCGTTGATATCCCTGGTTAGTCCTAATTTATCCAAGCATCCCCAAAGAATTCTATTTCCCAGCTCTTCGCCCTCATACTGACAAAGAAAATCATTGATCTCATCATCATTAAGTATTAATGGCTCTGGCTCTAAAGATTTATTAATTTCTTCACCGATGGCTATGATTTCATCATCGCTAGGTAAAGGATCCTTCCCAGGGGTTATTTTAGAAGCAAGTTCTTCTGGAGTTATTTCACCTCGATTTAAACTATCAACGAGTAATTGTATTTTTTCTAAATTATTGTCCATTCTCCTTTGTTAGCTTAATGACACTTGATGTTGATAATTGTTCATAACTTTCTGCTAATGTTGTCATACATCCTGGACAGGAAGGAACCTTAGCATCTACTGCTGATGCAAGCTGCTTCAAAAACATCCAGAGAGGCTCAGCAAGAACTGCAGAATAGACTGGAACGTGTCCAATTTTTGTAACTTTACCGTCAGCCCAAACTTCGTTACTGCTTTGCTTAATTCTAGTTACTGCTGTGCTTTCTATTTCAGAATTTGCATACTCTGTGATTTTTCCGCCTCTAAATTCTAAAGTTGCAGTCTGACCTGCATGGGTAACTGTTATCGAGTTATCATTAGATATTATGATTGTAGATTCCTTTAAATCTATAACAAGCCCTTTAGCTACAGTATAATATATTTTTAATTTCTCTATCCCGTCATAGATTAAAGAATGAGCACCCTCATAAGAGGATTTTATTTCATTGATAAGGTCTGTGGATAATTCCTGAACTGCTTTGTATTCAGGAGCATAATAATTTCCGTTATTAAATTGAACATGAACTATTCCTCCAACTTTAGGAATGCTAACTCTCCCTGATCCACCGTTATCACCGAATGAAATATCAAATCTCTGAAAAGCCCAAGGAAGGTTCTCGTCTGCTATATCGTCATATACTCCAAAAACTCTAACCTTGCATCTAGCACGAAATTCTGGATCTTTATTGTCAATTATAACACCAAGAAAATGTTGGGATCTTTCTATATTAGATTCCTGTAAATTATCTAAAGGCATAGCTCGGATTTTACTTTATGTATCCCGAATTTAAAATGCCTTATTTATAGACGTTTTCGTCTATAGTAGGATATGTTCTTTTAGGAGCACCTAGGTCTGATCCTGGGATGTTTACATAAACATCATCTTTGTTTACTGGATATGTTCTATCAGGAAGTCCGAGATCTTTTCCAGGATTATTCTCGTAAGTATCTCCTGTAGTTATTGGATAGGTTCTATCAGGAGCTCCTAGATCTTTTCCAGGTACTTCAGCGTAGCTATCTTCCTTTATTGTTCCATAAACCCTCTTAGGAAGTCCTAGATCAGAACCTGGACTGTTTTTGTAGATATCTTCCGAAATTGTGGGATATGTTCTATCAGGAACCCCCAAATCTTTATTGTCAAGATCTCCACCAACACTACGATATTCATCCTGTTTAATGGTCTCATACATCCTGGATGGCAATCCTAGATCACTTCCCGGATTACTTGGATACACGTCACTATTTCCTAATCCTGGGCCTTGTGAAGGTGTAGGATATTGATTTCCTAGATTGGATGGAATGGGAGCAGGTACTCCCGGGTAAACATCTTCTTTAATTCCAGGATAATTTCTTTCAGTTGGTCCGCCAAATCCTTTGGATTGCGGTTTATTATCTTGAAAAGGAGATTTTATTGTTTTTATTCCATTAACTAGATCTTGGACAGAATTTAAAGATCTAACAGCATCTGCGACATTAAATCCGTATGCATTACCTAAAATCTGTCGAGTTACTATCGGAGAAATCTGTTGTTGTACAACAGAGGCAACCGAGTTATTGATAAAGTTGTTAGCAAGTTTTCTGAAAAGATTTGTGTTGTTGTTTAAATTGACACCCTTTAATAGAATCTTTGAACCTGCCATGTTCCAGCTATCTTGAACTAATATAGGAGCAAAAGAAGATTCATTTTTCAGTAGATCGGAAAGAATGTTATACTGAAGCTTATATTCTCTTATATTTCCTACATGTACCTTGAATTTGTTTTCCACTGCATTTCTATTGTCAGCATTGTTCAAAGACGTAAAAGGATATGATTCATCGAAATTAAACTCACAAAGATCTAATTGGTACATTAAAATATAGGGAGTAAGTTTTTCAAACGACTTAACAAAAGATTCCAAATCCTTCCCAGGATTTTTAGATTGATTAGCTCCGCCATCAAGTAATCCTGTTCCTTGCCCAATATCCCTAATTGTTTCTGCTATTCCTCTTACTCCAGGAAGGTTAAAAGGATTTAAAACATCCGCAAGATTTCTTTGAAGATCAACTTGTCTTATCTCTGTGACAATAATCCACATTCTGAATTTTCTCAGGTTAGATGGAAGGGTTTCTCTTTGATATTGATAATCATATGTGGCCTTTCTGTATAAATCTGCCATGGCGTTAACCCTTAGATCTATTGAATCCATACAGTTAAATGTCAGAACTCCTGATCTTTGTTCTCTATATGATCCACCTTGACCTACCTGCCTAGGAATCAGATTTTTTAGCACTCCGTCTAATCCATCAATGCTTTTGATGAACCATGGGCTTTTTTCATTTATACTAAACAATAAATTTCTAAATCCAGCCAAAGCATCTGCTCTGTGGGATACTCCCGAACCACTAAAGTTATTAGCATCTAAAGGTATAACCTTTCCAGAAGCATCTCTTGTTGTTCCTCCTAATCCATTCTCTTCTAAACTTCTTCTTTCCCTTAAATATGCTTCAGCAGTCATGTATTGCATATCTGCTGTGTAGTTTGGAAAATTTCTAATTTTATTTTGGGACAGATTGAAAAAGTCTCTAGGAATTGGCTCCGGGGTTTTCATTCCTTTTACTGGACCAACTATTTGGCTGCTTCCGTTAGAGAAAAGAGGGCTAATTGGTAAATAAGATTCAGGATCAACCAAACCTCCGTAACCCATATCAAACATAATTCTAAACCCAGTATACGTTGGATCTTCTTTTTGACCAGAGGAGGTTGTTTTAAGTCCTTTTAAGAACGTAGTTCTTCCTCTATCGATTCCTTTATTAAAAATCTGATTCGGATCAGCTACGCTGCTTAAATTGTCTTTTATGTCATTTAAAAAGTTAGCCATTTTTAATTTTTAACTAATGGGTCGGGATCTGATCCTCTACCGTCGTTAATCATCCATTCTCTTTTACCTAAAACAAATGATTGAACTATTTTATTGTTTATATACTCAATATATGATCCCATAACCATATAAACGCCACTTAGAAACTTATTGTCCACTTTTGCGCCAACCTCGTGTTGTTTAGAATCATAAGGTTGCCCGCCTCCTTCTTCCTGCGATGCCATTTTAGCTTGAGATGCATTAGCATGTACTATCCTAGTTGGTACGGTTTGTCCGCGATAAATCCAAGGAATAAAAGAATGCATTTGAGTCTCCAGATAAACCTTAAAATTTTCATATCTATTAATTCTATTCTGAATTAAAGCCTGTTGTAAATTTTGATGTTGGTTTTCACCGTACTGGGTTCCTACCCAAATTCTTTTCTTCTCTTTCTTATATACTTCCTCGTTTACCCTTCCCTTAAAAATAATACTGCCTGGTCCTAAATTTTTTTCAGTCACATATTCGGTTTCGTATTTAACATACTTATTGATAGGTCTATCACTTACTAATTTAGTATCATAAAACTGAAGATCCCTAGTATATCCAAAACTATTAGAAATACTTCCAGATGCATTTTTAACGGAGTATGCAGTAATGAAAAAAGAATAAGTTCTGTAGAAAGCATCGTTGGTAATAAACAGGGGAAGATCAACTTCACCAGGTTTAGTATTGCTGTCAATTCCACCAGGTAATCCTTGTCCATCACTAACAGATTGAAGAACCATTTGATCATCAACACTTTTTTCTAATAATTGTTTTCTTAGATTAACAAAATTTAAAATATAGTTATGATCGATCCACCAATCAAAAAAGTCTTCCTCGCCCTGCCAGGAAGAGTTACACACATCATCTAAGAATTTATAGTATGTCTTATATGGACACAACCAATTCATCTTATCATTAGTGCCTTTCTCGTTGGATGCAAATCCTAAACCAAGTTCCTTGGCAACCTCTCTCATAACTTCGTATGAGGTTTTATCTTTGAAAGATTTTGAAACGTGTTCAAATAATCCAGGAATTCTCATTTGCGCTTTAATGGTAAAATGAGAATCGTTAGCATTTGCTCTGTCGTCAATAGGAAATCCTCCACTTCCTGCGATAGGAAAGGTATTTAGAACATCTGTAATTAACAGATCCATTCTAATGGGTTTGTATAATTGAGACGATGATCTAATAAAAAGGGACACTAAATCTCCGTCTTTTGGATATGATGTAAATAAAAACACTTCATCTTCTGGAACGAATCTGAAAATTAAAGTGGGGATTTTACTTGTCATATCAAGTTTAAAATAAATTAAATTAACTACCTGATATGAATTTATTTTAATTAAAGGAATTCCGTATCCATTGGTTGTTTCCTCTCTATTCTGAGATGCATCCACAGAGGATTTAACCCCTGCGTTCATATCATCAGAGATAGACAGCTCATCAAGAACTATTGTTTCTTTCTCGTATTGTAAAATTGTCTTTTTACTGTCTATCATGATTCAAAAATTTGTCTTTGAGCAAATCTTGATTTTATGGTTGCAACCGATTTGTTTTGCTGTATTTTAGTTCTACATACTCCAATATCAGAACCAAATATTAATTTTCCATTTTCAACTTTAAATTGTTCTGCTCCCTCTGGAGAAATATTAGGAGGTAAAACAGCAGCTTGACTGATATTAACCGAATTTAAATACTCTTTTCTCTGCTCAGAAACTTTTGAAATTCTTTCTTGTAATTTTTTTCTAAAAGACTTTCTAATATCATCCTGTTGTTCTGGTGTTTGTTTTTTGGGTAGTTTATTTATTGTTTCGCTATCTGGAATGAAAAGAACCTCATTGCTATCGATCGAAAAAGGATTTGAAATAGAATTTACTTTTAGAAGGGTTCCCATGTTATTTTGATTCCCACAGTACATAGCAGAAACAAGATCCGGCCTCATGATATGTTCCTCAGTAGTCATGATTAAGCGGGAAAATCCTATTTTAACATCATTGTTAATCGAGACAGTACCAAGATCTAATATCTCTTCCCCGTTAACAACTCTTGTTTTTTTATTTTCTAAAATGTCTATCTGTAGCATAATTAAAGTTTATTAATAATCAAAAGGATTAGCCAAGCTACCTCCGTTTTTAACATCACTAAGGTCAACCTGATCGATGGCTTGTTTAGATTGAGCAGTAATGTTAGCATTTTTACTTTCGTCGGAGTAGTTAACTTTACCAAGATAAAGTCTGCCATTTCCTCGGTTAAACATGCTTTCAAAATCTCCTCTATGTTTTTGTCTGGCGGGTTTGAGTGTGTATGTTGCAGTCATTTCAGTAGGAAAATCATCCGGACCCAAAACACTATTTAGCTTTATATTAACTCCTGAGCAAATAAGATTACCTATCATAGCTATGGGATTTAAAGGATTGCCTACCACCATGTGCCATTCGCCAGTTGGATACCCAGAAAGCATAATTGGTTCATACTTTAACTGAGTTAGGAGCTGATCAGATAGTAGAGCTGTTAGGGTTTTATAAACTACCCCATCCTTAGGAAGTTTTGTTCCTTTTTTTAATCCTTCCAGTTCACTTTTTGCTTTTGTAACTCTATCTTCTAAAGTTTGCTTCTTAGCCTGCATCATAGAACTCCAGTTAATGTCAAGCATATCATTTAGAAATTCAACCGGCTGAAGTAAAGATTTAACATAACCTGCAGATCCCATTGGAAATCCTATGCCCTGCTTATTGGAATTTACCAAAAGTTGGGGGGTTAAGAATTTACCATAATCTGTGCCAATGGTTAAAAGATTAGCAAGGAGATCTATAAAAAGCATTCTGCTATTCACCGTTCCAACACTGGTTAATGAATACGTGAATGTTAGAGTTATAGGAGATTTGCCGCCATCAAAACCAATCCCTCTAGTGTACATTTGGTTCACGGTGTTAACATCAACAAAGATCTTCTTACTTAGAGGACCATCGCCTGAGGTTAATTTATCAAAGAAGGTTCTTTTAATTCTTTGCTCCACATTTTCAGGATCTGTAAAGGTTCCTATAGCGTTACTAATACCCTGAGCATTTTTCATCACATCATCACCAGCAACTCCTTGAAGATATTTTCCAATTGAACTATCTAAAAATCCCCTATCATTTCCTTGCGCATTAAGTAAAGTAGCTTGTATGTTATCCTTCCAATTCAGACCTGAATCAATTTTTAGGATTTCAGTTAGACTATTGCCAGTTC